TCAATAGGGGTGAGTATAATTGCCTGCCGGTCCCACGTAGGGACCTAACAGAGACCACTGAAGATCTTAGCTCGACTCAATTAAGAGGTACTCATGTGTCATAAGACATTTTTACGGAACGTGGATATAACCCTCCACGCAAACCTTCGCAGGCCCAGTGCGAAATTTTCAATAGTCATCTGCTGGTGAGACCTGCCAGCGGACCAAGCGACTCATAACGGGAGTCACAACCGGCCCTTTGGATTCGGACCACCCTCACCAAGTTGTCAGATGGTGAGCGGCTATCAACGAATCCTGGGCTGTGCGCGATTTTCTTATCGCGGCTTAAGGGGTTTTGGCACGATCGGAGCCGACCGCGCCAATGGCTCTTTTTGCTCAACCGTCATTCGGGAGGCTGTAGGAGAGATGACGACCAGAGCATCTTCGTCATCAGTGCCGCGGCGTCGTCGCCGACGGTCTTGCTCCATTTGCTCAGGATCCTGAGGCTTTTCTTTGTGCTCGCGGCCACTTCCCGAAGCGGAGGAAGTGGCCGTGTTCGCGTCATCATCGTCATCGCTATTGGCATAAACGTCAAAACTGGCGTTCATACGACCCAAAGTCGAAGTGCCGCGTCCACCGCGGTGATACGCGCGAGAGGCGAAGTGGCTTGATGAAATGTCGGCTATTCGCCCAAGTTTTTCCAGATGCGGTTTGATGACTTTAGCAATGACGAAATCCTTGTACCGCGCTTTCTGTAACGGCGTGCGCAGCGCTTTAGGGGGAGGCTTGGTCTTCGGAATGGCTTTCCAATCAGTGGGTTGGATTTCCAAAACTTTCTTACCCTGCTTCCAGATTTCGTATCGCTGAAATTTGGTCATGGCCACCTCCATAACGTCTTCAGGAGCACAGGCGACGATGGTCGCGGAACTGGCGGTGGTGGTGGTGGTGAAAGTGGCAGCACCATCATTCGTACAATTGACCACGGTGTACGGCGTGACGCCACACGACTGGGACTGATAAGGTTCAGACTCGTCCGGGTCGTAATACATTGAAGCGACGGCGCCACACACAGCGTCAAACGCCGTGGCTATGGTGCTAGCCGTCATCGTGGTATTTTGGGTAGAATACCGTAGTTCGCCATCAGACAACGCGAGACTTGCCACAGTTTGCACCGCCATCACTGGGTCATTGGACACAACTTGCCAGTTGTACCAGACGTTGTAGAATGCGCGTGCGGCTGACAAGATGTTGCCACCAGGCACGACCTCAGCCACAAGATTTGACGCGATGTCGAGGATCGCACTCCAATGAGGCGAGATGTTGTAGTGGAAGGTAGTCAAAGGCGCGAGTGCGTTGGTACGGTCAACGCTGGTTGAAGGCAGTACATGAACGCTGGACTGCATATCAACTTCAGCTGACTTTCCCTCCACAACTTCAACGTCGTATTTGCGGTAGAATCTAACTCGCCCGTGAAGCCACAGCTCGGCGGGGTCAGTCACCGACACAGCGTCTAGAATGGTTGTTGGCGAATTGACGAGATTCAAAGACACCAGTCCGTAAAACGACTCGCGGCTGGTTGCGGAATCGATGTCGTTGTACATAACAGGCTGTGACTTCGTCAATTTGATTGGAATGGAACAGGACGTTGCGTAGGCTACCTCACGCGCCTTGTACGTATCACTGAGCGCGTTTAACAGCTCCTGTCCGCCGCCTGTGACAGGCAGCGAATCACCAGTCACTATATCGGCGACGGTCGTGACCAACATTCTTCCCGTTAGATTGCCGGGCGATTTAGACTTAATTTCAAGGCTCAACTGCTCAAGGTCATTGCACAAGTACATTGTCCCGAGGGTGGTAAGCCTGAAATTGTCAAACGTCATTGGGCTGAGGGGAAGACTGAAAATTTGGTCACCCGCTGCCAAACCGCTGGTGTCGAGCGTTGCCAGGCGCAAGTGGAAAACTTCGGTATGTGAATCAGCGTAGACTCCTGACTTCATCATCTTCTTGATGTTGCGTGCGCGTTTGTGCGCGACATTCGAGGCTTTCGACTCTTTGCGGTTGGTTGTTCTTTTCGGTTGGCGAGGCCGAGCCTTGCTCTTCGACCGCGATCGAGATCGCGATCGTGAGCCTTTCGACTTGCTTCGCCTACGTGAACTACTTCTTTTAGGTTTTTGAGGCGCAACCTTAACCTCTATTTGTGTTCTTTGTTTGCTCATGGGGGGGGGGGGGTTGTCGTAACACGCCGGCGGCGAGCTGGTCAGTTGCAGTCCGCCGGCACACTCCAAAAGACTGCCCGGAACGGGAAGTGGCCACTCGGTCACGGGGTCTGTGTGTTTCTTTTCATCACGATTGTTGGTTGCCACACCTACGTGATCTATTGCTGGCGAGATTCCCGTCCGGCCAGGTACGGACAGTTGCTCCCTCGGAGCTCCACCACTGCTGTTGATATCCTCACCAGACCAGGAAAAACGTCCATGTTTGCCTTTTCCGCGCTTGTTAGGCGCGTATTCGGTGCAATCTAGGTCAGAAGTTACTGGAGGTGAGACACGCAATGGGGTTAGCCGCAATTTGGTTTCTATAGCGGTGGGGCCCGCTGTTGAGAACAAGACGTCATCGTCCTCAATTGCCTGTCCCTCGTATGGCACGACTTCGTAGTCCATGGTGCCGTACATCAAGTTACTAACGTGGGGCAGCACTCCGACATGGTTTTGTATGGAGGCCACATGCTTCCTCTCTCGCTCGTCCCGGTTGGTAGTAGCGGCGGTCAGCATGCCGCGCTTGGCCTCATACGCTTCGATCTCTTGGATAGTACTCATTATAGCTGAGGCGCAGACCGCGGTTTCACTGTACAATTGCGATACTTGACGATTCGACGCGAGCGTTGCCGGTACGGGCGGACTGGCGGGTCGACTCCCAGCCCGCATAAATGCGTGGACATCGACGCCTTCATCATTCCATCCCGCCATATTTCTGTAGTCTGAGGGGGCGAAATATCCGTACGTGTTGGCAAATTCCTTGGTTATCCGCCAGTACGAATCTCGCGCGATCCAGTTGGTGTCATCCGCGTCAGGGCCACACTTAGTCTTATCACGGATCACGCGGTCACCGTCGTGTGTGTAAACGTGCGTGTGAGCTTTTGCCATCAGGTGAGCCCACACTTCATCAAGCGTCATATACCAAAGGTCGTGCTCAACTTGTGCTGCGCACAGGTTTAAGTTGAACATGGCCGTCTGTGGACTTTGATTGGGTGGGATGTCAAGGGGACTGAGCTCTTTGTGCTCCAAGCGGTCGGACGCGGGAGGCATCGGTGACACACCGATGATATCGCGCACTTTGGAATCGGACGGAAGCCTATGCACTGCTTCATTGAAAAGAGACCTATCGCGCCGCCTGCGACGATACCCTTCACGATTGCGGTGGGCGACGGGTCCGTTATCGTGGCCGTAATACACGTGTTTTCGACCATGGGACGACACCTCCACGCACGACACGCCATTGACGAGGCGTCGCTTGCGGCGCGGCCGCCTGGGTGGTGAGTCAGATCGCAACTGTCCCAGGCAGAAGTCGCCCGACGTCAAGAGAATGGACAAGAAGGGACACGACGCAGTAAAATTGCCAATGGCACTACGGCCGAGTCCATTTAACAGCACTGCGGCTCGGGTGATGTAGTTCGAGGTAGTCCATTTGTCGGTGTTGGCGTAGAGTTGGTCCCAGCTATACCCCGTGAAGACCGGGTAGGGCATGACGCGAGACTCACCGGAATGGCGCACGCGCATCCGCAATAAATGGAGAATCCATATCACGCGGAAGACCATTGGTGCGTTGTTGAACATGGTGTGGCAAGTAACAGCTTGAACATACGGCAGCGACGCGAGCCACTGGTGGATTGTATATATCATCACTATACGCACGAACATCTCATATTCGTCAGGAGCGCGGCCCATGACCTTCACGAACTGCGCGAACCACGTCGCGTACTCCCACATAACGATGGTGTCGGTAAACCACGGGAATATGCGGCGTAGAGTCTCCTCGACGACACCTGCCAGGCATCGAGTGTACACTTCGAGTCCAGACACAGAGCAATCGATTTTAAGCGCGCGATTCAGTCCGGGATCAGACCACACGACCGGAAGTTGTGTGATCTTGGACAAAGCGGCACGCATGTAGCTCCGTGCGGTGTCGTCGATACCATAGATTTTGTTGAGTTGAGCGCGCGTTGAGTCGCTCTCGTGACAGACACGTGTTGGCCGCAAATAATTGTGGAACATGGGTTGCACGTCGCCACCGACGAGTTTTGGGTCAGGTTTCGTCACGCGCAATATCGTGGCGAGATAATCGTTGAAGACGGGCACGTGGTGAAAGTCCGAGACCATGCCCATCGCCTTGCTCCTCGCAGCGGCGTCTCCCTTGGGCGACGTGGCAGTATTGACAGTGTATCCCATTTTCGGCATGATGCGTCCCAACTTTGGGCCAAGACAGTAAATTTCCTCTCCTTCGCGAATGCAATGCCACCAGCGCGCTGATATGAAGGTCCCACAGTCGACCGACTCAGGATAAACACGCTCCATCTCAATTCCCAATCGCGCGAGGACGCGGTCGTAGCCATTCAGTCCGTCGTTGTGAAATGTGGCCTTGGCGCAAATACCGAAACTGTCGTCGCCCATGACGACCATGTAGAACGGATTCTGGTCGTTGGCCTTCCAGTCTCCCCGAGATTTGGTTTCCCAGGCCGTCAGAGTCGATGCGTCCATCATGCGATCGTTCGAAACGGTAGTTGGTAGAAACTGGTGGACGGCGGGTTCAAGGTCTAGTTTTTGCAGGTAGCGCCGGCGTTCCTCTTTAGGTTTGAGCACCCTTACTTTACGATCCTGAAGGACTTCGTCCTTCGCCTTCTTTGAACCGCGGGCCGGCACGGGGATAACCTCCACAATCGGCTCATCCATGTCGTCGGCGGCGAACGCAACTTGCGCTTTGTCCACCACATAAGACACAGGGCGGCCCAACATAGTGGGTGGCAGCCCAAGGCCAGTCGCGGTTGGGGCGATCAGTGATCGCACGGACTTGCCAGACGATTTGCAGTATGCGTACACCTGGGAAAGTCCATTCAAAACCGAGTTACTGACACTGGTGTCGGGCTCGCCTGAGGCTTGAGTTCCTTTGATCTTATATTCAGCCCCGTGGTACGTTTTGCCATAAACCGTCTCAGTGTATTTGAGTAGCTTACGCAACGCCATCGGCCCGGCGCCAGTTGGCACGGTAACGCGGTCCAGTCCCGCTCGCGTGTACAGCCAGTGCATGAATTTTCGTGCAAACAGTTTCATGTGGGCGTCCCAACGCGCTCCATCGGCTTCAAGGACCTGAATGAGCCAAGCGAGCATTGTCTTTTCCGCGTAGAACATCTCGCGACCCAGTTCGTCGGCGTGGTAGCCCGCGGCGTAGACAAGAATGTGTTTGAGGTGCCACGATTGTTTCAGTCCGCCAGTGATCCAGTAGAAGAAGGGACCGGCGATGGCGTTCCACGCTGGCTTACACGCCTGGACGATTCTACCGTCCTTGCCAACGAAATTATACACCTCGCCGGCATACATGGGGCCAATATAATTGGTTAACATCTCGCGTTTGGTGAACGCCTCGTGTGCGAACATCCTCTGTGATGGCGGGTACATTGACAGTTTGTGTCGCGCTTCATCGTGCATAGCGCGCTGCGCACACGGAAATCGCGAGTTCCATGAGTCGTAAATCTCCGCGTAATTCCAAGGGCCGCAATTTGCAACCCAGTCAGGGAACAGGAGGTCAAAGTTTTCATCGACCCAATGTTGAAACTCTTTCCACTCGGCCTCGGTGCCAGGGTCCGTTTCCACAAGAGCACGCCCACGCATGGCGGCGTCCTCGACTTTTGAATTGTTGGATGGCACTTCTGGCACCGATCCGTTCACCCCTATCCCGAACAACGACACAGCAGCTTCTTTTGTGTCCGTTGAGGGAAGCGGGGCAGGTTTGAACGTTGCTGACGGATCCATTTTCCGCGGTTTGTACGACGAGTGCGTCACGTCGGCCACGTCCAGCTGTTTAATATAGTGCAGAGTGTCGAGAGGTGGCCGTGAGTGTGTGTGGTCCATGAGCGGTTCTTCAGGCGCGTCGGTGGTCAAATCCAGCGGGTATGACTCGCGGGTGAACCACCTCCATGCGGCGTACGATAAACACGCGACGACTACTAGGGCTGCTAGCTCGGGTGATGAGGCCTCCACCACATCAGCGGCGACGACATCCATATCTTGGGGCAGGACGACGGGGGGGTCGCGGCGGAACCATCGGTGCCAAAACGGGACCTGAGTGTTGGTGGTCAGGCGTTCATGGCGTGCGAAAGGTCCAAGTCGGAGATTGATGTCCATGCTCGAGTCCAAATTGGCCACATTCCAGTTACCACGCTCTGTGGTCGTGCCGTGTAGGTTCCAGGACAGACCAGTTTTGACTTCCGGCAGCATGGACCCAGGATCATTTGGGAAGAGGAATGAGACGCGCGCGCGCAGGGCGGCCACACCCCGTGTCGTCATTTTGGCGGAGACATGGAAATACTTTGCCAATGTTGATCGAACACCTCCGAACCAGGTGGACGCACGCTTTTTCGCGGCCTCTCGCTTTTCGGGTGGCAGTGAAGGTATAATGGCCGCCACTGGCTCCGCAATGCCAGTGGCCACGTCTGCCACGGAGCGATAAGTTCCGCGGGCGACGCGACCGACGGCCGTCGCAGCCCAGACGACGGAGCGGCCCACAGCGCGGCCGACGTTAGTGGAGGCAGAATCGGGAGGAGCGACTGGTTCGGGGACCATTGACGCGCCGCCAACATAAAGGTGTCGCAGTGCTACGGCAACGGCCACCCATCCGCCGACTTTGAACAATAAGCGCAAAACTTTTACAGTGTCGAGCCATTGGTGCCGCACGACCAAGTCGTGGAGGTAGATGCTCATCTTTGGAAACCCGATGTTCGTTTGCGTCCCCAGCAGACATCGCGTTTCGTCGTTAAGGTTACAAACCGCGGCGATGGCTACAGCGTATGTGCATGCGCGCACGCGGTGAAGCTCGGGCACGCCCAGGCGACGGGCCAGATCGGGCGCGGCCGCTGCCATAGCCCGAAACCGAGCGGGCCCGGTTTGTGCATACAGATATGGCTCAGTTAACGCGACTATCAACCCTTTGGGCACGTAGACGGGATCACGCGCGCCGACTTGAAAGTGGGGCCCGGCGGAAAATATTGGTATATCTGGGAGCGGCTCAACCTCTTCGGCCAAGCCAGCGGGCGAGCAGAGTGGGCCCGCACTATTAATTGGACCGTAGTATGAATCAGATATGACGGCGGCACTAAATGTGAGTACGGCATCGGCCTGCACGGCCCTAATGGGACAAGTACGAAAGTGCGCAACGACCATGGCTCCCAACCGGTGCCTGGCAGTCCAGCACATAGCGTGGGTGCCGTCCGAATAGTATCCGGAGCGCAGCCAATCGGTCGAGTGTTCAGACAAACTGTGGCCGCCGATTGGGCGGACTATAACGGTTTCTGGATCAACCGTCTGGTATTCTATTTCAGACTCGAGAACACCATACGCGCTCCTCATTTCGGAGTGCACAGAGAAAACATTTTCGACAAGGCGAACTAGCGCCAGGAGTTGCTGTGGCGTGTAATAATATATACAATGAACCATTAACATTTGGCGCGGTAGCGGGTAGCACGCGCATCCGGGCCAATGCCGGCATGATAAAAAGTGTTGGTTCGACCGCTCTGCGTAATGGGACTTGGCCTCCAAATCTGGGCCATGGTACCAAGCGGTGGGAAATATGAGGGCATCTCGCTCTGGATCTCCGCCGAGGACTGCCAGTGGATGGGTGTGGTCCACGAACAGTGTTGCGGTCTCCAGAAGTGAGTCGCGCAAAATAGATGAAATCGGGTGTTTTGAAGATTTGCGCGGAGGTGGTGCGTTCACCAGCACATCGGAGGGGAACAACTTGGCGAGTCTAGCCATTTGTTCTTTGTCGACGGTGTAACGCAAGTACTGGACCGATTTGTTGGTTTCGGTCAACAGCTTTTGAAAGTCCATCATGTCATCCACATCTGTGACATTGTGCTTCATGGTTCTAAGAACCCTAGAAGGTTCACCACGGTGATCAGGCAGATAGTGTTGTGCCGGAATTGCCGGGTGGTTGAGAAACGGGGGTAAAACTAGCGGACCTACTGCAAACATCGCATGTAGCGTCCGATTGATGTGTCGTAAGTTTGGGTGGTGTGGGCTATCTCAGTAAGCGAACTGCGTTCAGTAAACTGAACTAAAAAAGACATGACTCAATCGAATGAGGTTGAGACGGGTAAGACGCACATGTCATATGCTGTGAACCCCGGCTCTGCTAAGCAGCTTCCTGGTTTCCCTTTCCTTTTGGCCGTGGGAGAACGGCCCGGGTCCGGGGCACTCCAGACTCGTGGACTCAACGCGCCAGGTCCGGCGGTCTCTAGATACGATCCTTCCTACTAGACTTACGACTTATAGTCGCCTACGTTGAGCCCTTTCCGAGGTCATCATTCCGCCCAGTGGATTGTCGGGCAGATTGGGGGTGGAGGCACTGACGCAGAAACAGCACACACCTCCATGACCAGGGACATCCCACACTGCGTACGCTCTGTGGGGAGGATTCCACGCGTTGCGAGGGCGCGGATCGCCGGGTGGACTAGTGCCCGACTTGATTTGAGATTGACAAAGTCATACGTGCACCACACGTGGCCGGTTGTACCCAACGGGAACCCTCCCGTAGTGCGCGTGAGTTCCGCGCAGGCCTCTCAAGTCGACGAACTCATCCAGCACCACGTCGACATGGAACAGTGCTGGAGAGCCCAAGACAAAAGTTGGTCCTCCGTCGAGGACCCCTGCTCACAGGTATCAGTGAAAATTCTTG